TTGTTAGGTCGTGGCGCTCTGGGTTTTCTCGGGGCAAAAAAAAGCCGCGCTGTTTAGGCGCGGCTCAATGGTCTAGCTAGGTTTAGCGCTTGGCGACGTCCTTCATAAACTGGGCTAGGTCCTCATCTTCAAGCGGCGCGCCCAACGCCTCGAGTGCTTTGGTGTAGTACTCCAGTGCTGCGGTAATCTGAACACACTTGGGGTGTGCTTTAATTATCCCGTCGTTCTCACTGGCATTCAGTGCGCGGTATAGTTTGCCTGTCTCTACTACGCTGCGCTCGTATAAGTCACGATTGCGGCTATTACTGCTTTCGGCTTCGGTCTCCCCGGTTTCCTCGGTCTGGTCGAGTCCGTAATATACCGCTAGCTGCTCGCGCTCGGCTTCGTCCTCGATTGCGTCCACAAGTTCGCGCATTGCGGGCTCTGCCAGTTCTTCGCCGTAGTCGCGGACTCGCGACCACTTGGTGCTGGGGTTGCTGCTGCTCCATGCGGCAAAAATGTCCTTCTTGTGTGGTGCCAGTGCCTTCGCGATGTCTGACTTTTCCCGATACTCTACAGCGTACCATTGCGCGCCTAATGTTACTGGCAAGGCGACATTCAACCAAGCTGCTACGGCGCGCTCGGCGCTGCCTGATATGCGCTCGCCATGATTGCTTACTGCTGCAATTTGTACCAGTGTCGCATTGCCTATTGCCTCGGCAAGCTGATTCTGGTCTGCGCTCTTGTCCAGTTTGGCAAGGCGGTCTGAAAGCGCAACTACGTTGTCGAGGTTCAAGTCTGAGGTAAGGGTGAAATTTTCCATTGTGAATCTCCGTGCCGCTACCCAGTCACGGCGGCGCTGATTAGTTTTGACTGGCGAAGCCATTTTATCAAATGTACCACATTTTCAACTTTTTCTGTCCGGTGATAATTCAGCACCTAACAATTGTTAGGTAGTGCCCAGCCAATAGGGTGCGAACGAGAAGCGGGGCTCATGATAGTAACTAAGGGAACGGAAGGACTTAAGTCACCGTCTGACCTGCACCGCGTACCCATTTCGTGCTCATAACCTAACAACTGTTAGGTAATCTTGTGGCTAAGTGCCTAGCTGTAGTAATGTTACGTTTCGATTCCCAGCAAGCCTAAAACAAAATTTGGTGCTCATGATAGTAACTAAGGGGACGGAAGGAGTTAAACGTAACGATGTACCACACTGTGACGATTGTTACGAAATGAAAATGGTATTGTTACGAGCTAAGTCGTTGTTTTTGCAGTAGAAAAGGTAATGTTACGAATGTTACGTGAAAAAAATCAATCTGAGACAAATTAGAGAGCAAGAGAGTCTCTCGTGCAATGAGCAAAACAATCCGATGGAACCTTTGATTTTCCTAAAAACCCATAACAATATAACAATACACTTAACACTCCCCCACAGCCCGCGTCATTACTGGCTTCAGCTCTGTACCACATTGTGAAACGCCTCGTAACATTACACCGTTTTTCGTAACATTACCCCATTTTCGTAACATTACTCTTTGGCGCGAGCGTCCCCACTCAGCTTGAAATTCACGTAACAATGTGGTACAATGTTCTTTTTTCTGTTATTTTTGGTTTTTATCACGTTTCGGGTTTTTCGACCCGTCCACAGCACCTAACAATTGTTAGGTTACATTCACACCAAGGAGACTATATGGGCAAAGTTAAAAGCGAGTTATTAACAGAGTATCCCTGCGCTAACCCCGAGTGCGATGTTTTGTTTGATTCCCGCCGCGCCGAGCTAGGCTACCGCCTGTGCATGAAGTGCGGGGAAGATGCAGCTAAGAAGGTAGCAGCAAAGCACCACACCATCTTGCCATTGCACAAGCAATGTTACATGGCTTTCACTGGCGCAGACGCACGTGAAGTCGCAAAGCAAATCAACCCTAAGAGAACAACTTAAAAACTCAACGCACAACCTAACAATTGTTAGGTAAGGAGAACAACATGAAGCTAGAAGAGTTGGAAGCAATACGTTCACGGGTGAGGGAGGAATACTCCGAGGATAGGTGGATTACACTTATCGACCCATGCGGAGATAGCTTACCACCTGATACTTATGAAGCAGGATACAACGCTGCCTGTCAGGTGGTGTTTTGGGTGCTTTGCGAGTTCTTAAACGAGGAGGAATAACAATGAAAAGAAGTAAGCACACCGTAGGCGAATGTTACAAAACCCTGAATATCCACGACCCGCACAACCAGTACCGATGGCAGGACGAGGAAGCCAATGCTCCCGCTTGGGTGTGGGTAGGGCGTGTGCTATTCGCACTTGGATTCGCTGCGGGTATTTATATGCTCACTGTACTCGCGTTCTTATTTTAAGGGGTAATTCTTATGGAATACACGATGGAAGACCTACGCTCAATGCTTGAGTACATAGATGCGGAGCTGAAAGACCAAGCCCCGTACTTTGATGCGCGTCTAATATCTAGGCGTAACAATGTGGCACAAGCCATAGCCAACCTTGAGAAAGCCGAGGAGACACTGGCTGCAATCAAGAAGCAACCCCGACCCGATGCACATAACCTAACAACTGTTAGGTAGTGCGGATAACCAGAAAAACTTAAACCTTCAACCAAGGAGAACAACATGCTTAGTCAACTTACTGATATGCCGTTTCATCTGAGGGACTACGCTACTGCAAAGAAGTACCACGACCGCATCAAGCCAATCGGTGGTAGAGGTAGGAACGCAGGTCTAAGACCTATTTGTGATACCAAGAACGGCAGGAAGAAAACCCAGTACCTAATTAGGGAGAGGGTGCAGACTGCTCAGGCACCAGCAGCCATTGAGTGTGTGTTGTACGAGACACCAGTGGTGACCTTTGTCGAGGACGGGACGATTATCTTGGATAACACCTATTCATCACAAACCACTAATGCGTTCATGCAGGAGATACTTACCCCGTATCGTGCGCAGGTAGCGGAGAAAGGTGGTGAGACTTGGGTAGGACTTGGTGACCTACACGCGTACCGCAAGCACTGGTGGTTACCAAGCGGAGACAGGGTAGTTTTTGCGCCTGACGGTAACAGTATTAGACCCGTTGAGCCTAGGCTAGTAACCAGATGGGAAGTAAACAGGGCAGCGGCGCGGGAAGTCTACGGGAGGTTCGAGAGCTTTATCAATCACTGCCTAGCCCTAAGTAAAGTGATTGACCCTGAATCCTTCTACAGAAACAACATGGAATATAGCCCGTACTACTACAACTACAATCACGCTAGGGTTTTCTGTTTCGGTTCGATTCCTGAACCGTTCGACCCTGAGAACATTACAGACTATTGGGCGAAAGCCACGACCTCTGTGATATTTAACTCGATAGAAAATACTAGGAATTGGACGGGCGCAGGGTTCACAACTACGTTTTCTCTTATCCCTAAGAAGATAAAGAAGAACGTGCACGACTCGCTCAAGCGAGAGTTTAGTAGAGAGATATTCACTCCGACCAAAGCGGAGGAGGGAGTATTTAGTTTGCCAATCAACGCGGAGTTTATATTGTGATTAAGATTTCATTCCCTAACGGTAACCGAGTAGAACTAGGCTCGGTGGTTCACCACAAAAACACAGCTTGGGCTGTAGAGGACATTGACGGTAAGAAGTTACGTGTAGTGTCAATGGACGAGCGCAAGCTGCGGACTAACTTCGATGCCGAAGAGATTGGGCTAGAAGTAAAACATTACATGGACGCGGAGGAGCGCGACCGTCTGATACGAGCCAAGATGACACTCAGAGAATACTGGGAGGATATGTAGTGCTTAGATATAAACCCAGTAAGCACAAGCCAGTGCTAGAACGCGGCACACGCGTCCCCAAAGACATTGTAATTCGTACCACAATGTTATATAATATAAATAAAAAAGTAAGAAAATCAGTAAAGCAGTAAAAGTACATCAACCCATAACCACAACCTAACAATTGTTAGATGGAGAAAACACAATGACTAACATTCACATGACTCAGAAAGTAAACCACGACCAAGCTGTAGACTTGATTATGGCTAACCCAACTATTAGGTTTTTTGTTCAGGGTGAACCCGGCATCGGTAAGTCTTATCTGATTAAGGAACTAGGTAGAAGGCTTGGACTCCCCACGGCATACATCGATATGCCTAACCTAGACCTTGGTGACGTAGCAATGCCTGTGATTGACCACGAGCATAAAGTCACGAGGTACTACCCCAACGCGAGATTCCAACTACACGAAGGCAAGCCCGTCATCATCATGCTCGATGAGTGGACTAAGGCAATGACCCCAGTGAAGAACATGACGCACCCAATGTTCGAGGTGGATAACCCACGACTCGGTGACCTGCCAATACCAGAAGGTAGCTACATATTCCTGACGGGTAACTTGGAGTCCGATGGTGTAGGCGACTCAATGCAAGCACATACCAAGCAACGCCTGACGCGTATCGAGCTGATGAAACCTGACGCTGAGTATTGGATTGAGAACTACGCGGTGCCTAACAACTTGTGTCCTATTGTTATTGCATGGGTGGACAGACACCCACACTGTCTAGCTTCTTACACAGATGAAGGACAGGACGGGAACGAGCTTATCTTTAATCCTAACGTCCCACAGGGTGCAGTGTGTTCGCCGCGTACCTTGGAGAAGGTGTCTACTATTGTAAGTAACAGGGACAAGTACGACTCCGACAGTCTTATGGCTGCTATGCAAGGTACAGTGGGTGCGTCCGCTGCTGAGAGTCTGGCTTCTTATATCCGACATCAAGCGGATATGCCTAAGTTTCAGTCCATTATCGACAGCCCCAACACAGCCCGTATTCCAGATGGTGAGGGAGCCATTGCGGTGTTGTGTTACGGACTATTGGAGAAGGTGGATAACAATAACCTTACGCAGATACTCACATACCTTGAGCGCATCGACCTCGAATGGCAGTGCATATTCTGTATTAACTTGGCTAGACACAAGACCAAGAGCCAGTTCGCGTTTGCTAATGCCAAGTTCGCTTCATGGTGTGCTGCTAACCAAGATGTACTCTAACTGGTAACTACCTAACAATTGTTAGATGGAGAAAACACATGGACAAGACACGACACTTTAAGAAGATAAAGATAACGCTGATGCGTAGCCCTGAGTTCGGTGCGTTAGGCGGCGTTATGATGATGGGTAAGACTACCCTGAACGACCGCGTACCAACTGCGGCTACTGATGGGAGGAACGAGTGGTACAACCCTGAGTTTGTTTTCCAGTTCGATGACAAGGGTGTGGGTTACATCATCGTTCACGAGAACCTTCACAAAGCGGGTAGGCACATGACTATCTACATCAAGCTAGTGGAGATTTATGGGCACAGGCTAGTGAACATGGCTTGTGACTATTGGATTAACAATAAGATTAACAAAGCTGACCCTGACAAAAAGCTAGTCGCAATGCCACACCTTGACGGTAAACCCGTAGGTCTATACGACCCCAAGTACGACGGGTGGACAGTCCTGCAAATCATCAAAGACCTGAAGGAGCAAGAGCAGGAACAGGAGCAAGACAAAGATGGTGAAGGCGAAGGCAAAGGTGGTGATGGGTTCGATGAGCACGATTGGGAAGGTGCATCGAAGCTGACCGAGGAGGAAGCCAAGAAGCTAGAGTCCGACATCAAGCAAGCCATACGTCAAGGTCAAATGGCTGTTAAGAAGATGGGCGTAGGTGCAGGTGCAGGTAGTGACCTGCTTGGGCTTAACGAGCTAGTACAAAGCAAGATTGATTGGAGGGAGCAGCTCCGCGAGTTTGTGCAGTCTACTTGTGCGGCGAAGGACGAGAGTTCATGGCGTAGACCTAACCGTAGGTTCCTACATCAAGACATCGTTATGCCCACGTTGTATTCGGAATCTATTCGGGAGCTTGTATTCTCACGCGATGCGTCTGGTTCTATGTTCTGGGAGGATAGACTGCCCAAAGTAACTGGGGAAATGGTGGCTATCGCTAAAGCCCTACGCATAGAGAAGATTCATCTAATTGATTGGGACGGTAAAGTGGGATACCACGAGGAGTTTACTTGTGAGACCTTTGCTAATTCACCCAAAGCAATACATGAAGTTCGAGGTGGCGGAGGGACTGACCCTAGGTGTGTAGCTACATACCTGAAGGACAAGAAGATTAACCCCGATGCAATCGTGATGCTGACTGACGGTGAGATTAACAACTGGGGTAATTGGGACGCGCCTATACTGTGGGCTATCGCTAACCGAGAAAAAGTAACTGCCCCTGTGGGTAAGACAATACACATTGGAGATGAAGCATGAGAGTTTTATTCGAGTTCGATGGTAAGAATTTCGTAATGAGCGCGAGCGATGCCGCTGAAATTGTTCGCTTGATTCACTCACATGGTGCGGAGATTTACGAGCGTAAGACCAACTGGCGCACCAAGGAAGAATCGCATCATGTTTACAACCTTAACCCTACGGAAGTAGGCACAATGCACATGCAGTTCATTACCGAAGAGCTGTACGGTATGGGCAAGTTAAACGGTAAGCCAAAGGAATAGACTTTTAATTAACACAACCTAACAATTGTTAGATGGAGAAAACACAATGAGTATTTCAGAGAAAGCATTATTAGTTCAACTCAACATTTCAACTTGGAACACCGAGCGTCTGGACAAAAATCAAACCGAGCGAATCAACACGCTCAACAATGCAGATTCCAAAGCGGGTAAGGTACACAAAGATTTGATGTGTGGCACTACTCTGGCTAAGGACATAGACATAGTGGCTGGACGCGCCCGCCTGTGGAACAATCAAAACACAATGCCTTTCGAAGACCGAGGTGCAAGGCTCTTGCCTACTAGCTTGTTCCTTAACTACTACAAGCCAGAGATGAACCAGAGAGAACAGAAGTTCAACAGCATGGTGAATAGGTTTATACCTAACTACGAAGCTGCAAAACAGACCGCTAAGAATTATCTCGCTGATATGTACCGCGAAGAAGATTACCCTGACGCTAGGGATATAGCTTCTAAGTACAAGTGGACTCTAACAGTTAAGCCTGTACCTTCTAGCGGACATTTCTGCTTGGATATTCCTGCTCAAGAGTTAGAGGAGATGAAGCTGTCTTGCGATGCAGATGTAGAAAAGCGTATAGCAGAAGCCATGCGTAAACCTTGGGACGACCTGCACAAGATGCTGCTAGGTATGAGTGACAAGCTGCAAGAGCCTGATGAAATGACAGGCAAGGAAAAGCGTTTTCATTCTACTTTTATCACTAACGCCTTAGACCTATGCAAGTTACTTTCGCACATGAACATCACTAACGACCCGCAGCTTGAAAAAGCTAGGCAACAGTTAGAACTTGCACTGGTGGGTACTGACTTAGATGAAATCAAGGAAACAGAGTTCGCACGTTCTAACATGAAGAAACGTGTCGATGACATTCTTGAACAATTTGATTGGTAGGAGGGAACATGGAAATAACAACACTGGAAGGGCTGTATCAACACCCAACTAATAGACTAACACTAGGCAAAGAGCTGCAATACTTAGAACGTATTTATGGTGATTCGTTTTGTGAAAAGCTAAAGATACCTAAACTTATAGCGGATTTGATTAACTCTAAATTGTATCAACACAGTAACCATACGATAGAACTTGAGTCTGTTCATGAGCAAATGGCTAAAACGTATGTAACCAATATTGTGGTTAGGCAGGCAGGGGAAGTTCTGGGTTACATTAGATGGGAGGTGTATGATTTTGATAAGGTTCTCCTACGCAGTAAAACCATCGAGAAAAAGCTAGTGCGTAAGAGGCATATTTCTAGCGCAAGTGCTGAGCGTTTGTCTAAAGAATATGATACGCACTTCAAACCAGAGGAGCAGATTTCAAAAGCTAAGAACTTGGTATCTAGTACAATCCAAGCTATGAAACAAGAACACTCAAGGCAGATGTCTCTTCAATCACCCGTTAAGTCCTTTGCAAGGTCTCTGGTTCCGTATCTGATGCAGAACATAGATAACTATAAGGAACTAGCTATAAGCAACGGATACGACCCAGACCAACTAGAAGAACTACACACTGTGTGGAGCAACTTGACTCTAGTGGAAAGTGTCATTGGAGACCGAGATATAAACGGAAGTGGGTTCTTTGTTCACGTTGAAGGCGATACGTGCCTAGTGTTAGATGCGCATAAAAACAAAAAGGGTGCGCACTATTCTTACGCTTTGCCAGAGCAGATAGGCAGGGCTGTGGGTATGCTTAAGCTAACCGAGAACTGTACTTTCATACGCAATGTTGGCTACAAATATGATTCATCTACATACTTTATAGCAGGAGAATACAATGAGTGAACGCAAGGAACCTATGGTGCATGTGAACGTGCGCCTACCTAGATATGTGCTAGAACATTTTAAGCAGTACCCTAACTACACGCGCAAGATGCGTGAGGTTTTAACTGAGCGAGTCAAAGAAGAAAAGGAAAACGAAGATTAAAAAATGCTTTCCACTACCTAACAATTGTTAGGTTATGTTGACGTACCTTGCCGCCTTCGGGCGGCATTTTTTTGTCTGTAGAAAAGCTATTGACAATGTTAAATCCCGCCGCCATACTCCGTACATGGCTCTTACTCCCGAAAAGAAAGTGAAGAATAAAGTCGTCGCGTTATTAAAGGAACGTGGGGCTTATTACTTTTTCCCTGCTACTTACGGCATGGGGCGCTCTGGCGTACCCGACATCGTTGCTTGTTACCGAGGAAGGTTTATTGGCATCGAGTGCAAGGCAGGTAAGAACACACCTACCGAATTACAAAAACGAGAACTCGCAGCAATTAAGACTGCTGGAGGTAGTTCCGTAGTTATAAACGAAAACAACCTACACGAACTCAAGGAGATACTTGATGACCTATGAAACATATCCAATGGTACACCTACCCAGAGGTGAGCACCCTACTTACTCTAATATGCCCCAAGAATATAGCTGCTTAGGTTGCCCTAACTGTAAAGGATACAACATGCACCACATACGCGCTCGCGTGTCATTCCGAAAGGAAGATTCCAATGAGGGGGTGTACGCAGACTTAGCGAAGGACGGAGTGCTTACTGGGCGCACACAACAATTTAACCCTAGCGCAAGGCGCAGTGGCTTACTGATAGATTTCTGGTGCGAAGACTGTAATGAGTATTCTTTGTTTGCTCTCGCACAACACAAAGGTTTGAGCTTGATGTACTGGGCTGACCCAAAGGACTTTGAAAATGAATAAGGGACTAGAGATATTACTGAAGCGGATTGATTCGCACCCCGAAGAGTTTGACCAGTTATTTAGACAAAAACCACACAGCGCAGACCCTACAGCTAGTTGGGACAAACTGGTAGAAATAGCCTTGAACGAACAGCGTAGTCATTCGTTTCTTACTGAGGACGAACGTGCAGAGTTGAGGGCAAGAATGCAAAGCGTCCAAGGCGACATTTTTACAAAAGCGGTAATGCGTACGCTGTTTGCCATGAACGGTGATGATAGTAGTGACACCCCATAAAAAAGCCATTGATAGGACGTAAGCCCTTGGATATTTTAGTTATAGACTTTGAAACGTATTACGCAAAAGATTACGGTTTCAACAAACTTACAACAGAAGAATATGTAAGAGACCCACGCTTTGAGGTTATTGGCGTAGCTGTTAAGAAAAATGACGAAGAAACTCAGTGGTTTAGCGGCACAACTAAAAAGACCAAAGAGTTCCTCGACCAATTCGATTGGGAAAACAGTGCAGCCGTGGCGCACAATGCCAAGTTTGACATGGCTGTTTTGAACTGGGTTTTCGACATTAGACCTAAGAAGATAGCTGATACCCTCTCAATGGCCCGTGCTATTCACACTGTGGAAGTCGGAGGCAGCCTAGCTGCACTGAGCGAGCACTATAATTTGGGAATTAAGGGGACGGAAGTCCATGAAGCTATTGGCAAGCAACGCCTAGACTTTTCTCCATCTGAGCTACGCTCTTACGGTGGTTACTGCATACAAGATGTAGAGCTTACCGCCAAGCTGTTTAGAGTTCTCATGCAAAAGTTTTCTGTTTTCGAGCTAGACCTGATTGATCTTACGCTTAGGATGTTTACTGAACCTGCGCTCGTGTTGGATAAAAAAGTCCTCAAAGACCACTTACAAGATATACAGCAGAAGAAAAAAGACCTGATGGAGAAAGTGGTGCACGACGAGAAAGACCTGCGCAGTAACGCTAAGTTCGCCGCGTTGCTTGCAGAGTTCGGGGTAAAGGCCCCGATGAAGATAAGCCCCACGACAGGCAAAGAGACTTATGCGTTTGCCAAGACAGACGAAGAGTTCAAGGCACTACAAGATCATGAGAATGAATATGTGCAACTGCTTGTTTCTGCTCGTTTAGGTGTGAAGTCCACTATTGAAGAAACACGTACGGAACGGTTTATAAGCATTGCGGATCGGGGTTTACTACCCATACCACTAAGATACTACGCAGCACATACGGGACGATGGGGCGGCGACGATAAAATCAACATGCAGAATTTGCCCCGAGGTTCCGCACTTAAGAAGGCGATATGCGCACCAGAAGGCTACGTCTTTGTGGACTGTGACCTTTCTCAAATTGAAGCTAGGACTTTGGCTTGGCTTGCACAGCAGAACGATTTGGTGGTTGCTTTCGATAGGGGTGATGACGTTTATAAGATCATGGCGTCATCTATATACGGTAAACGCGTGGAAGACATAACCAAAGACGAACGGTTCGTCGGTAAGACTACGATCTTAGGTGCAGGGTACGGAATGGGGCCAGATAAGTTTCAGCAACAGTTAAAAAACTTTGGGGTAGAACTAGAGCTAAAGGAATGTGAGCGCATTATCAAAGTGTATCGCAAGACCTATAAAAAGATTCCAGAGCTGTGGTACCAAGCTAGTGACGCCCTAGAAGCCATGATGCGTAACAAAACTGCACCCCTTGGATTGAAAGGCGTGTTGAACGTGATGGGTTCGCAAGGTATTGAAATGCCTAACAAATTACGAATACAGTATGCGAATCTTAGGAAGCAAAAAGGGGAAGACGGCAAAGAAGAACTGGTGTACGATACCCGAAGGGGTCGTGCGGTTGTTGCAAACAGGATATATGGGGGTAAGGTGATTGAGAACGTTTGTCAAGCTTTAGCCCGCATTGTTATAGGTGAGCAGTTACTCAGAATATCGAAAAAGTACAAAGTAGTAATGACTGTACATGACGCCGTTGGGTGCATTGCACCTGAGAGCGAAGCCGAAGAAGCCCTGCGGTATGTAGAAGAAAGCATGAAGATACGCCCTGAATGGGCACCGACTCTGCCCCTCGATTGCGATGGTGGTTATGCCAAAAGTTACGGTGAGTGTTAAGTTTCGCAGAGGGTTTTTGTGTTTCCTCTCTGCATACCCCAGCGGGCGGTGGGTAGGTTCGTGAAAGCCGCAACACCCGCAGTGTACAAAGAGAGAATAAAGGCCCATTGTGTGCCCCTCCGCATCTTGTGTACACCGGCTAGCCCACGCTACGGGCCTTTTAACTAGGAGATAAATATGAACGGCAAAGACCCAGTAATGGTAGACCTTGATCGGTACCTGACGACGCTAGAGGAAGACTACGTAGACCCGTACGAACTCAAGCGTGAACGAGACGAATATCTAGCAGATCAGGACGACTCCATATATGACGACTATTGATTCTTTAAATGCCTACATACAGGCGAAGAACTCAAGCACAGATACGTTGCTTGCTAAAGGAGATGGGTATTTTTATTTTACAGAAGGTGAAGGTGAGATATTCATCGACTGTCTTAGCAGATGTACCTACCAACAATGGTGCGAAATGATTGACCAATACATAGAACCTGACTTTTAAGGAAACGGTTATGACTAACGAAGAAATCAGAGCGATGTTAAAGTTGTTTGCCCGCCAGTTGGAAATAGCAACCGAACTTAAACAAATTAAAGAGGCAAAAATCTTTAAGAAACCACAACAGGAGAAAAAAGAGAATGGAGAAAGATAAGATGATATACGCAAACATTGGAGCGTACGGGCATAGCGAAACTCCCGAAAAAACCGCGCTAGAAAGACAAACAGGTGGTACACACTATAAAAGTATGGCTATCCAACCTGCTGAATACGCAGAGAAAAATGGTTTGTCTTTGTTGGAGGGGAATGTGGTTAAATACATTACTCGCTGGAAGCTGAAAGGCCAACCGCTAGCGGACTTAGAAAAAGCCAAGCACTGTATTGACCTGCTGATTGAGATACATAACGTCAAATGAAAATAACAATAGAAGTAGATGGTGCTGATGCCGAAGAGATTATGGCTATGCTACAACGTGCAAGCGAAGCGGTGGAAAAGCTAGAAGCCATACTTCAGGAGTTCGAAGATGCTGATAAAGTGTAATGCCGCAGACCATCTGTATTTGATTGACGACGACCCCGTACGAGCTAAATTATTTAAAAACAACAGTGTGCGGTTTGAAGACCCGTTTCATGTGTATGCAGAAATAAATGACGAGACGGGAGAGATAGCCGCAGTTGTTTGCGTAATTATCTGTAAATTTGTACCCCAATATGAGCAGCAGATAAAGTTTATCGCCGCAGGTAAACTTACTGAAATTGAAGAAGGACTTACAGAAAGGGAAGTAATATATGGGGAGTTGGGTACGGTGCTATGCCCCTACTCTATATGGTCATACCAAAGAGGTCATGGCAGAAAGCTAATTAGTAACTTACTAGAAGCAACACCCATAATGCACCCAGAAGTAGATGCGGTAATAACTATGTCACCACACACTCATACCGCTATGAAGTTCCACTTGAGTAACGGAGCAGGTATATTTTCTTCTAACGAAGAAACCGTTAATTACGAATACGAGGTGGAAGATGTCGTACTTCACTGACCCGATGGCGGCTATAGAAGAAGCAGAGTTTATAGCCAGAGAACAAAAGCGCACCATGTACGTGGTAGAAATAGAGCCGAACCATATAGAGATTATGACTTCCGAAGAAGCATATCAGGCGGACGGTATTGTGTTAGAAAAGATAGTGCCGTTTGAGGAAAACCATAATATATACGACTAAGGGGGTAGCTATATGCTGACTTCACTAATGTGCGTAGCACTAGCAGTTTACTTCGAAGCGAGGGGTGAGCCGGACACTGGGCAGATTGCAGTTGCTCACGTAATACGAAACAGAATTGAAGACCCGCGCTACCCAGACAACGCGTGTGACGTGGTAAAACAGGGGTACTACTGGAACGGCAACCCAATCCGGTGCCAGTTTAGTTTTTATTGTGATGGCAAGAGCGATAATCCTAAGAACAAACAGGCTTGGTTTAACGCGCTGTACATAGCAAAACTGAGTGGGTTTATCCCCGATATTACAGGGGGCGCGACCCATTACCATAGTACAAAAGTGTTTCCTGAATGGGCCTTCGTGGGGCGTGTAACGGCTAGGATATACACACATATTTTCTATACAGGTGTGCAGTAATGACGATAAAGAGAACAAGTAATTTACGCCCTGAAGATAGAGAGGCGCTACAGGAACGGGTTGCGCGTGATGTTGAAGCGTATTTAGCGAAAGGCGGGAAAATAACCCAGTGCCCCCCACGCGCATACAGCATTCCAGCGGTAGGTTACAGCAGTAGGTACAGCGATAGTGACACGCACAAGAACAAACACACAGCGGTTACATACAACGTCGAGCCAATTACTGACCCTATAAAGCGTATGCTTGGCGCGTTTATACCGAGGTTTAAGAGAGATGATTGAATACACAGTAAGAGTACCACAGGAGAGAGGAATGAGCGAAAACAACGAGTCAGATTTTAGCTTCATTGGATGGATTGCATTCATGCTCTTGATAGC